GTTTGTCTTCTACTGCGATGGCGACGAGCTGGCCAAGGTTGCCGCCTAGTGCCGCAAGTATGGCCTCAGACCCTAGCGGTGGGTTACTACTTGTACCGTAATTCTGAAAGCGCTCGATGTCGTCCGCCGATTCATCCGCACGCATTTTCACTTGTAGGGTTTGACGCTTCACATCTTCATTAACCGATGTTACTAGCGCTCTAACAAGCATCTGGCTGATACGACGACGAAGGGGCGCGATAGCTTTTTCAATCAATCTGTTCATTACCAGCTCTTACTAATGGTTGTGGATTTTTCGACTTTGGCGGGAATGTTTAGCGCATCAGGATCGACGACAGACAGCACAACTAAACGCCCCGTATCGTTGTCTTCTGAATAGAAAATATTGCTAATCAGCATGTCTTTATTGATCTTCATAATGTCGTCAGTGACAGGCACAATTCGATTCAGCTGATAGAGATTTCCTGTGTTTGGATTGCGCCATCCTGTCAGCGTGTATTCGGCTGTATTGCTGGCACTGATCGCGCGTTGACGTTCCCACTGACCACGCAAACTTGCGCCTGCCGCTGTGGTGACTTCGTCATTCACAATGATCAAAGGACGGTAACGTTTTACGTCCTGGTCTGTGACCGTTGATTTAATGCCACCCACGTTTTCGAGCGGTTGATCGTCTTCCCAACCTGCGCCGCCCGTTGCTTTTACGATGTACTCGCTAAAGCGTTGCTTGCGCGAAAATCGGCCACGTCCTGCTTTGATATTAACGCCCAGTTTCAACGCTACTTCACCGCGTTTTTTACTGGCGCGAGTAATAACTAGCTGGCCTAGTCCGTTGGTCGTTAGTAGTACGCCACGCTGTTGCGCCAGGCGTGTCAAAAACTCACCAGCCGTTTCGCCTTGTTCGACTTGTACACGCTGAAACGTTGCACCCACATCTGTCTCGTTAATAACGGATATGCCAAATGGGGCAGACACAATAACGGCTATCTGTAGAAGGGTTTGGTTTTTGAATTGGCCGCTTGGCTGCACGACGGAACAGTCGACAAGATCCGCTGTTTTGTCGCGACCTGTCACGTTTATAGTAATAGTCTCGTCGTCGTAACTTGGGATGAAGTCGTCAAGGTAGCCAGTAATCAGACGATCTTTACCGATGTCGACGGTGCATTCTGAACCCGTTAACAGCCCATCTATAAAGTCATTGTAGGCGTTAACATCGCCCTGAAATTGCCAGGTTAATTCAAGATCAAACGTACCCGCCATGGCCGTCAGTGAGCGATTGATTCGCACTTTCTGCCAACCCTCATACGCATTACCAGCCGCTTCTAAAATGACCTTATCCATTGATCAACTCCACAGTCTGGCCAGCAGGAACGAACGATGGATTAGAGATACCATTACGACGAATCACGCTTGCACGATTCTCTGTATCGCCTGTTTGTTGCCAGGCTAAAAGCGCGACAGGCATAGTGACGTTTGGGCGAGTGGTAGACAGGTTTGGCAATTGTTGCGCACGAATGCGCGTGTCTTCTAACACGGCAATTCGTAAAGCTCTAAATGTACGCCATGTGCTACTGTCGCCACGCTCCACAGCGGCTTCGGCTGCGGTCGCTAAATTGCTGGCGAGGTCGTTACCGATCATCGTTAATTGACTGCCTGTAACCACGGCTTGGCGACCAACGCCCGTTAGGCTGTCTATTGTGTTTATGTCTGTATTGACATTGAAATTTGAACTGGCCAGCGCATCGGCTTTCTCGATTAATGAGCCTTCTAACAGCAACGAATTGAACGCACTGATATTGTTGCCTTGAGCGGCCAACGTGTCGGAATCTGATACGGTTTGTACGCCGCTAGCAAAACCATCGGACGCAACAATCGAGCGACCTAAACCGCCACGCACTGTTAACTCTGCGCGCATACCGTCCCAACGATTACGCACATTGTCATACACTGACAGTGCTTGAATTGGGTCGGTCACCACGCCTTTCACATCTTCAAGCAAGCCCATTCCTTCGCGTGCTAAATCGCCAGGCTTGGCGAGTAGATTGCCGACTGAGTATTTCAGATTGGTTAGGCGGTTTGACCATTGCTTTAGCTCGCTCGGCAGGCTCGGAATAGAGCGAGTGAATTCGTCGAAATCTTGCAGTGCCTGGTCAAACATATCGCCCAAGCCAGCGGCCTCGGTAGTGGCTTTTTTATAGCTTAATACTGAACGAGAAAACGCCGCTTGTGATGCGGCTCTTGCTTCTTCAGCGGCGGCTTTTACGGATTCGCTTGTGTCGATAGTGGCATTAGGAAATAGGCTTTCGCCTGCGCTGTATGCGTCAAAGCTAAATGTCGCAACACCGTCTTCTTTTAGATCCAATTTGTGCGAGACATTACCGATTTGAATTTGAATCACGCCAAACCATGGGTGAACCAATTCCCCTGGGCCAGATTGATTCAGTGCAACGAGTAGTGTTTGCAAACGAGATACATAATCACTACCAACGATCTTACCTTCTATTTTTTCTTGCTTAAACACTGCGCCATTATCTTCGGCATAGCCGCTTTCACGTTTTGGGTATGAGTGCGCAATAGCACGACGGCCAGACGTGCCGCTTGTGGTATCTAGTTCAAATTTAACACCGCGAAAACTGGCGGTTAAACGATCTTCAAATGCCATTTAAAGCTCCTTTAATTTTGCCCAGCGTCGGGGTCTTTATCGATGCTAATAAATGGAGAACGGCTTTTAGCGGTAGCTCGAACTCGGTCATCAGAGACCTGAACATCAATACCAATTTGGCCGTTTAATGATTGTCCATTCGCGCCCGATGGATTAGCGATATTTTGTATAAGCTGAGTAGCAAAGGTCGATTGATTATTAGATTGTGTGCCGTCTAAATTTTTCACCAGTTCAGATATTGAGGGGCGCGTACGAAACATTTTTTTGACACCGTCATAGGCATCTAATAGACCAGGCATGCTGGCCGCCAAATCATTAGGATCGTAGTTTTCATCGCGTCGCATTTTTGGCAATGCGTCAGGCACCATCGACATGCCATACGCCACAATGCCGCCTTGCAATAGGTTGCTTACAACTCCGCGGCCACCTGTTTTTCCTGAGCCTTTTTGATTACCACCAGCATCAACACCAGTACCGCCACCCAAACCCCCTTGTCCCATGTTGACGACATAAACAGGCGTTGCACCAAGACTATTGAGGCCACCTTTGCCTTTAGCACCAGCAATGCCGCCCGCACCAAAGGTTTTCTTGGCCCACATGCCAGCATCTAAGCCTTTCTTTGCAAGCACAACGCCACCAATTGCGTAGGCAGCGGCTTCACCCCACGCGAGCCAGTTATCTACGGTTTCTTGATCGACGCCATTAATCGCATCCGCCAGCTCTTTGATTGGGCCTGATAGTTTTTCGTTAGCGAATTTATCGAATGAGTTATTAAGAGAGGACATGGCGCTATTAAACGTGGCGGCATTTGTTGCTGCGGCTTTTTGTGTTGCTCCCAGCTCTGCCGTGCCAGCAACCATTTCTAACAACAGATCTTTGTTGTCTTGACTGTATAAAGAAGCCAGACCTTGCAATGATGTTTGATCGAACACGTCGCCCAATTTAAGTGGGTCGTTCTTGGCCTTTTCTAAAACCTCTAACAACAGCTCGACAGGCTGGCGTAGTTCGTTGGTGCCATCTTTGAAAACCTTAATGCCTTGTTTGTCCAAGAATTCAACTTTCTTTTTATCTGAGAAAGTCGCGAAGATACCTTGGATAGAGGTTAGCGCTTCGTTGGCATTACCTTTTGATTTTGCAATGAGCTGGACTAGCGCGCCCATTTGAGTGATCGCAGCAGGGCCTTTCGCCTGGTATGTTGCAAACAGCTGCTCACTGATTCCTGCCAAATCCTTCACACTGACGCTACCAACTGCGAACTGGCCGTATAGCTGATCCAGCACGTTCATCACTTCTTTAGCGTCTTTCACGCCTTTCTCACGGAACTGGGCAAACAGTGCGCCGGTGCTTTCTGCATCCGCACCGAACGCTTGCATGAACACACCCATATTTTGCAGGTTGTCCATGGTGAATTTTAAGTCACCCGTTTTCCCCAGCAAAGTATCAACACCCGCGGCGATCTGCGTCGTATCGATACGAACATCACTCTGATTAGACACGTCTTGAACAGACTTGGTTAAGGCTTTCACTTGTTCTTCTGATAGCTTTGCGTTGGTTCCGATGCGTGTCATTTGCTCTTCGAAGTTACCCACACCACGCACGGCGGCACCTGTTGCCAACGTTGCAGCCAGACCCACATAACGATTACCCAATCGGTCTATACCACGACCAGCGGCCGCACTGGTGGTACGAACCAATGTCATGGCGCGTTGGTTCTTACGTGCAAACTCGCTCATCGAGTTGCCATAGCGTTTGGCCTTGGCAGCCAAGTTACCCGCTAAATTGATGACAATGTCTGTTTCGAGTTTTTGCGCCATAGGGTTCCGTCTTATTTCTGGTTTGGAGGTCTAAAAAAGTCAGCGCATTTAAGCAGCTTGTCGAACGTCATATTACGAGTAGATTCAATGGGGATGCGGGCGCTAAGCGCCCAAGTGAGCTGTTCACA